CAACCGTGGTGGCGGTGTTCAAGGTCAATCCTTTGTTTAACTCTCGGGTGCTATACAAAGCCTACACCAAGGACGGACGCGACAAGACAATTGAAGACATTGATGTGGGCCTGTTCAGCCAGAACTCTGCCAACAACGCCGATGTGGTCAAACTGATGACCAACGAAATTCCCTGTGGGGACTACCGTTACGCTCAGTCTGAGGTGGGCTTGTGGTACTTGGAAAAGGGTGTGACGTTCACCTGCCGGGTAAGCGTACCGCCGGACAGCCACCGCTTTGTTGGACAGGTCACGGTCGGGTGGGCAGAGCCACCGCAAGACATTCAACAGGTAAAATTCATGCTGGAGATCGCCAGCGCAATGTTGACCAAAAGGGGTAATTGATATGGATTGGCTTAAACAAATTGCGCCCACCATCGCCACGGCGCTTGGTGGCCCTTTGGCTGGTATGGCTGTCTCAGCCATTTCAAAAGCCATTGGCGTAGAGCCTGACCAAGTTCAGGACATGATTGCCAGCAACAAACTGTCAGCAGAGCAGATCGCGCAGGTCAAAATTGCTGAGATTGAATTGCAGAAGCAAGCGCAAGAGCTTGGGCTTAACTTTGCCAAGCTGGAAGTGGAAGACCGAAAATCAGCACGGGAGATGCAAGCCACCACCCGGTCGATGATGCCGCCATTGTTGGCTGGCGCTGTGACCATTGGTTTTTTTGGCATTATGGTAATGATGTTCTTTAACCAGATCGACAGCAGCAACCCGGCTATTTTGATGATGTTGGGCAGCTTGGGTACGGCGTGGACGGGCATCATCGCCTATTATTTTGGCTCATCTGCTGGCTCACAAGCCAAGACCGACATTCTCTCCAAGGCAGCAAAATGAAAGACAACTTTGACGCAGCACTCAAGGCCATCCTCCACCACGAGGGCGGCTACGTCAACCACCCGTCCGACCCCGGTGGCATGACCAACCTGGGCGTGACCAAACGGGTCTGGGAAGAATGGGTCGGCCACGAGGTGGATGAGAAGACCATGCGTGCGCTGACGCCCGAGCTGGTTGGCCCGATGTACAAGGCCAAGTACTGGGACAAGATCAAGGGCGATGATCTGCCAACGGGCGTGGATTACTGCGTGTTTGACGCCGCCGTGAACAGCGGCCCAGGCCGGGCGGCCAAGTGGTTGCAGTCCTGTGTCGGCGTCGAGCCTGACGGTGGCATTGGCCCCAAGACTTTGGCCGCCGTTGCGGCTATAGCCCCTGCCGAACTGGTCGAAGACTACGCCAAGCGCCGCCTGTCCTTCTTGATGGACCTCAAGACGTGGGACACATTTGGCAAGGGCTGGGGCCGCCGCGTAGCGGAAGTGCAAACTGTCGCATCATCCATGACTGCTTGAGACACACATGAGTCCTGAAGATTTAGCAAAGCAGAAGCGCAAAGCATACGCTAAAAAATACTATGAAAAGAACAAAGAGGCGTGTAAAGAAAGAACTAAAGAGCACCCATCTTGTATAGCTGCACGCGAAAAATATAGGAAAAAACCTGAGACAAAAGAAAGAATCAGAAACTGGCGGCTTTTGCAAAATTACGGAATTACAAACCAAGACTATGAGCAAATGCTTAAAGACCAAGATTTTTGTTGCGCAGGGTGTGGTTTGCATCAAAACGTTCTGGAAAAAAAGTTACATGTTGACCATGACCATGCGACAGGGAAAATACGAGGTCTTCTTTGCGGAAATTGCAACAGAGCGTTAGGATTGGTCAAAGATAATTTTGAAACATTGCGTAGACTGCACGAATACTTGAGGAAATTCAATGCCACTTGATCAATCACTGCAAAAGTACTACGAAGCCAGATTTGACCTGTTCTCCCAGGATGGCTGGCTTGACCTGATGGAAGACGTAGAGACAATGTTAGACGCGATGAACAACGTCTCTACCATTGCGGATGAAAAAAGTCTACAATTTCGCAAAGGCGAGATTTCTATCCTGACTTGGCTGAAAACCCTGAAAGGGGTCAGCGAACGAGCATACGAGGATTTGAATGAAAAGAATGTTTGAATTTGCCTGCGATTGCGGGCAGCGCACTGAGGCACTGGTGGATTATGAGACCGCCAGCGTGCAGTGTGGGTGTGGGGGGCTTGCCCACCGCATCATAAGCGCACCGAAGTTCAACCTTGAAGGTTGGTCTGGTCACTTTCCCTCCGCTTACGGACGGTTTGAGAACAGACACACTGAGAAGTTGAGCGCCGAGCGCAAAGCCAACTCATAAGCGCCCAGCGCCGAGTTGATTATCCTACAACCATTTTGGCAGGAACATAAATATGTTGATTGACAATGAATCTGAGCCGCTAGGCGAACTCGAAATTGAAGAAGCTAAATCCGATCTTCCTGAGAAATACAGGGCCAAAAGTTTGGAAGAAGTTGTACGGATGCACCAAGAGGCTGAAAAGCTGATTGGCAAGCAGGCCCAAGAGGTCGGCGAAGTCCGTAAATTGGCAGACGAGTTGCTCAAGCAAAACCTCGGGTCTAAGCAGCAGCGTATTCAGGAGGAAGAACCTGAAGTTGACTTTTTTGAGAACCCTCAAAAAGCAGTTCAATCGACCATTGATAGACATCCCGATGTTGTTGCGGCCCGCCAAGCTGGCCAAGATTTCAAACGGATGCAGATTCAGCAAAAGCTGGTGCAGGATCACCCCGACTACTCCCAAGTGGTCAATGATTCTGAGTTCCAAAACTGGGTGAAGTCTTCACCCGTGCGACTGGGACTCTACGCAAAAGCCGATGGTGAGTTTGACTATGATTCGGCGAATGAGTTGTTGTCCACCTTCAAGCAACTTCGCGGCGTTAAGGCCAAGGAATCCGATCAGGCGAGTACCGCTGCACGGACCAAGAGCATGAAAGCCGCGCAAGTCGATGTGGGTGGCTCAGGCGAGAGTTCAAAACGAGTCTATCGAAGGGCCGACCTCATTCGTCTCAAGATGACAGACCCGTCAAGGTACGAAACACTGAGTGATGAAATCATGCAGGCGTACTCTGAAGGGCGTGTTCGATAATTTAACTTTGGAGCTTTTACTATGGCAAACGCAGCTTTTTCCCCCACTAATTCGGTAACCACCACCTCCGCAGCTAACTTCATTCCAGAAATTTGGAGTGATGAAATTGTTGCTTCTTACAAGAAAAACCTCGTCTTGGCCAACTTGGTCAAGAAGATGTCTTTCAAAGGCAAGAAGGGTGATACCGTCAACATCCCTAGCCCAGCCCGTGGCAACGCCTCGGCCAAAGCCGCTACTGATGCCGTGACTCTGATTGCAGAGAGCGACACCATGATTCAAGTGTTGATTAACCAACACTATGAATACAGCCGCTTGATCGAAGACATCGTTGAAGTGCAAGCCCTGACATCGCTGCGTTCCTTCTACACAGAGGACGCCGGTTATGCCTTGGCCCGTCGCATCGACACCAGCTTGGTCCAGTTGGGCCGTGCCTTCAACGGCGCGACCGTCGGCACCGACGACTACGCAACCAGCGCCAGCTCCACAAAGGCTTATGTTGGTTCCGATGGCACTACTGCCTACAACAGCTCGACTTCCAACGCTGCTGCTTTGACTGATGCTGCTATCCGCCGCACCATCCAGCGCCTGGACGACAACGACGTTCCTATGGACGGCCGTTTCTTCCTGATCCCTCCTTCGAGCCGCAACACCCTGATGGGTCTGGCCCGTTACACCGAGCAAGCGTTCATCGGCAACGGCGACGCTATCCGCAACGGTGAAATCGGTCAGTTGTACGGTATGGCTGTGTTCGCTTCTTCCAACGCTGACACCGGCGCTGGTAACGGTGGCGCTGACCGTATCTGCTTGATGGGCCACAAGGACTCGATGGTGTTGGTTGAGCAGTTGGGCATCCGTTCGCAGACTCAGTACAAGCAGGAATACCTCGGTACCCTGTTCACTGCTGACACTCTGTACGGCGTGAAGGCTCTGCGTACCGCCGCGTCTTCATCGGCTGCTAACGCATCCGGCGCTTACGCTTTGGCTGTACCAGCCTAATGAATAGCCCCCGGTCATAAGCCGGGGGCATCTTTTTAAGGAGATTCAAATGGCTGCTGCATCCGCAATCACTTCCCGTCGCGGGAATGACCAATTCCGAGGTATCTTTTCTGACACCTGGGCTATTACTTGCACTTTGGACACTGCTGAAATTGCAGACCAAGCTGCGGCGACTGACACCGTGGCTGTCCCTGGCGTTGCCTTGGGCGATATGGTGATCGGCATGTCGGCTGGTGTGAGCGAGGCTGGCGTTGTTCGCCGCGCCTACGTTTCCGCTGCTGGCGTTGTGACTATTGCCACAACCAACACAACTGGCGCTGCCGTTAACTTGGCGTCTACGACTGTTAAGTTGGTCATTGGCCGCATGGTCTAAACGACAGGGGGCCTAGTGCCCCCTTTCTACAGAAAGAAAATCATGGCTACATATCGTTGTTTGGCAAGTGGTAATACGGTGACGTTCACTTTGCAACACGACATTGACTCGATGCGCGGCCACGGCGGCTACGTTCTGGTCGATGAGCAAGGCGAGCAAGTGCCGGTCCAAGAGGCCAGCAAAGAGTTACCAATGACGGCCCCAACGCCGGTAAAGCGCATGGGTCGCCCTCGTAAGGCAGTTGAAGCAATCATCTAAGGAGCACATCATGCCAATGGTCGGAACAAAGAAGTTTGCCTACACACCCAAGGGCAAAAAAGAAGCCAAAGAGATGTCGATGAAGTCGGGCAAGCCCGTCAAGTCCATGCCTGTTCGCGGCTCTCGCACCGCAACCAACAAAGCCAAAAAAGGCTACTGATGAAGCCCGGCTTGTACAGCAACATCGCAGCCAAGAAAGAACGCATCAAAGCCGGTTCTGGCGAGAAGATGCGCAAGCCCGGCACCAAGGGTGCTCCAACAGCCGCTGCCTTCAAGGCTGCGGCTAAGACGGCTAAAAAGAAATGAAAACCCCAGCCTGGCAACGCAAAGAAGGACAATCCAAGACCGGAGGCTTGAACGCCAAGGGCCGGGCGTCTTATAATGCGTCAACCGGGGGCGATCTCAAAGCCCCCGTGAAGTCGGGCGACAACCCTCGTAGGGCCTCCTTCTTAGCACGCATGGGCAATATGCCTGGGCCTGAGATGAAAGACGGTAAGCCTACCCGGCTACTCTTGTCTCTGAAGGCTTGGGGCGCATCGTCCAAGGAAGACGCCAAGGCGAAAGCCAAGGCCATCTCAGCCAGGAACAAGAAATGAGACCCATATCCGTCGGCATCAACCCCACTGCTGGGACGACCACCACGGTCTACACCGTGCCGACGGGGTATTACGCGCTGTTCAATCTGCTGTACGTCCACAACACCGGGGCCAACAACAAGTTTCTGACCGTGCAGTGGTTCGACGCCAGCGCAAACACCAGCATCGACATCTTGACGCAAGTGCCGTACACAGCCAAGCAGTACACGCAGTTCAGCAACGCCTATATCGTCTTTGAAGAAGGCGACCAGCTACGCGTTACGCCAGAGTCCACCAGCGCGTTTGCGATCATTGCCACCTTTGAACAAATCGGATTGACACGCCAATGACCTACCTTCAACTTATCAATGATGTGCTGGTCCGACTGCGCGAGACGCAGGTGTCGTCCAGCAACGAAACGGCTTACTCAACACTGATCGGGCGGTTTGTCAACGACGCCAAGCGCCAGATTGAGGACGCGTTCAGTTGGAACGTGCTGGGCCAGACGGTGACAATCACCACCACGCCTGGCACCTATGTCTACTCGCTGACTGGCTCTGGCCAGAAGTTCCAAGTCATGGACGCGCTGAACACGACCGCCAACGTCGGTCTGCAAAACATCAGCTTCGTGCAGATGAACCGCTTTCAGAACTTGGTGCCTGCGATCAGCGGTATCC